CCATCGTCTTCGGATTCAAGGGCTTCTCGACCTTCAGGCCCAAATGAACGTTCGTGGTAGAGGTATTTTCTTGCGTAACGTTTTCTATCGTTCATTAACTGGCTACGAGTTTTGTCGAGTTCCAGTTGCAAAGATTCGATGGATTCTAAATCTCCGATTGGGTAGAACCGATCAGGGACCTCGTAATTGCGAAGCATCACAAAGGGTTGACCGTAGGCGTACGGCATCGGCATAGGATCGATAAGAAACTCTGACGAGTTAGCGCCATAAACTGCCAACGTATTGGCAGAAATGTCATAAAATTCCCAGATAGTTACTTGGTCATCAAGAAATTCGTTGCGGTTGTCGGAGAAGTCACCTGGTTTGGAGTAGCCACCATCAGAGGAAAGCCGTTTACGAACAGATGGTTTATATCGTTCATCGTTTTGGGCTTCTTCGAGGGGACGAACAATTTTTTGGGCGATCCATTTGGCATCGCCCATGCAGGTAGCTGCAGGGTCAACGAACACATCAAAAGGCGATATGCGTTCCACGAAGGGTTGGTCTTCAACGACACGCATAAGGGTTGAAGGAATGTTTGCCATGAGATCTTCGTCGGTTGGGAGATCGCCTGCTAAATCAGGCGACTCCATCGCAAACTGGTCTACCTCATTGATAGCTTGCGAAATTAACGCATCTCGTTCTGATTCGGTAACAGATTGTTCTTGCTCAACGAATTTCCAACCGACTTTGACCCAGCCATGCCCAAAGATAAGAAAATCTTTGACTGCTGAACGAAAGGGCGTACGGAAATCGTGGTGTTTCCAAAGGTAGTTAGCGACAGCTTCAACAAAAGCTGCCCGATCGTTATCGGCAGCATCTGTTGCCTGAACAACTATTTTGGGGTAGTTCACAGCAACGCTCGGCGCAATCACGTTGATTGTGCTGAACGCCAAGTTGACTGCTATCAGATCATGTTTTGTTGACGTTGTTGCAGGCCAGTGTTTGCCACGGTAAAGATCATTAAGACGACGCCAGGTTTGCTCAAAGCCCTCTGATTCTCTCCAACGCTCACACTTATCAACTTTCTGAGTGTATTCTTCGTGTAGTTCTTGTCGAGTTTTCCGAGGCATATTTAGAACTGTGCTTTCTCTGGCAATTTCTCAAAATTGCGTCCTGAGGCTTTAACCTCAGCGTGAGCTTTGGATTCCCGTTCACGCTTTGTAAGCCCCCGCTCTTCAGGGGGCAATGAAGATTGAAAGCCCTGACCAGTCGATACGGTAACCGACTTCAGGCGGAGCCGCCGTTCGTAAAGCTCTCGGAGTTCTTTCAAGGAAACTGCACCACGCCTGTTTAGGACGTAGGCAGTAAATTCCTCGAAAGTTGCTCCGTCTGGCAAGACGGCCATAGATCAGCCAGCGTTATGGCCGCGAAAATCGGGTTGTTCCCCAGGTTCCACTTTGCCAGTAGTTCCGTGCTGATTTTCGGGAGTTTCTCGAATACCAGTTTGACCGTACTCACCCGTCTGATTCGCATACTTGCCTGCATCCATGCGTTGTTTAGGTGAACTCGGGCCGCCTGGCGACCAGATCGGATTAGCAACAACGCTGGAACCACGTTCCATTTTGGCGTTCTTGCCTTTTGCCCCATCAACCGTTTGGGTCCCGCTAGTCTGCGAAACAAATTTAGCCATTACAGCCCTTCCTTGTAGAACATGCTCTATATGAAGATTAACGTGTCCCACGAACTGTATACGCTCCGATGTTAGTTGTGGAGGATTCTTCGGTTACCCCTGCAAGTCGGGCAAACCAGTTCACCGTCCAATAATCGTTTACCTCTGGTGCATATTCAGGTTCGTAAGCGTATTTACGCATTTGGTTTGCTAACGCTAACGCCATAACTCGGTCATCATATGGGGACCCCGACATTGATCCTCGGTCGTTACGCACAAAGGTCCGTAACTCTCCGATGGTGTTTCGGTCGTTAATTCGTAGCTCACTGTTCCTCAATGCGGAACTCAGGTCATCAATCATTAAAGGTTTAGATGTTCGAGTAGTTTTCCAACCGTATTCTTGACCAATTCGATTGTTCACATTATTGAGTTGTCGTTTGCGAAACAGGTTCGGATACCCCAAATGGCGTAGTTCTGTGATGGTTGTTAAACCGTGGTTGTTTGATTCGACACAGCAAAGAGCGTTGTTGTACCACGTACCTACAGCCATGACATCTTCAGCCAGGAGATCTGGTGCTATGTGACCATGCCAGATAGCAGACTGGTTTCCTGTTCCAACGTTTAGAACTTGAATAACGCTGTAGTCCCCGTGGCCTAAACCCTCGGCTGTATCCACTCCCATGACGTAAGCATTTCTAACAACTGGGGGCTCCCAAACTTCTAAGCTCATGCTCGGAACTCTACAACTGAACCATTACGGCTTAAATAACCTGTTTCTCCAAAGGTGGTCTGTCTCGACATTTCTTCCAGAATGTCGAGATCAAAAACAGGATTACCCGACTTGACGAACGCCTCTTCGGGCGTTGTCGGATACTCCTGAGCAAGCTGCCAGGGCAGCATTGACTCAATCTTTTCTTGATACCAAGCATCACCGCGGTCTTCGGTTGCTGACCAGGGATAAAACATTGACTCAAACTTGTTGGAGCCTGTTGTTGAGCCAACCCATAGTTGGTGAAAAAAGTTTCCTGAACCGTTAGCTGTGCTCAACCCAATGATGCGGCCACCGACATCGGCTACTGGTTCTATGGAACTCCATGCTTCTTCGGGGGACGGTAGGAATGCCCATTCATCGACCACGATGAGGGTGGCGGACTCTCCACGGGCGGGATCTGATGCTGAAGGGAGGGATACAATCTGTGATCCGTTGGCAAACCCCATGCGTTGCTGATGTTCGACCAGTGATTTAGGTCCACGTTCAACCATCCACTTAGGAAGGTGACTGAACCCGTATTTGCTTTTTCGGAGCAACAACACGGACTCTCTCTCAGTTCTGGAGAGATCAATAATGTTTTGGTCTGCATGAAAATACGCTAGCCAGAACTGGTGTGCAGCTACCAGGGTGCTCCACCCAATTTGGCGGGCTTTCAGGGTGAGTGAATACCTATTTTTGGCCCAATGTTTGATAGCTTCCGCCTGAGCCTCACGTAAAGCAAAAAGAATACGCCCGTGAGCAGGATGAGCAATATGCCAGTAATTCTGTAAAAAATAGTTCTCATCCCGTACACATTTTCTCCACTCAGCTTCCTGCCGAAGCTCAGCTATCCTAGACATTATGCTCACCAATCATTACTGGTACATCCCAGAGGCTTTAACCCCACAGCAATGCGATGACTTGGACCAGGCTGCGGAGCAGAGTGAACAAGTCGAAGGGTTTCATTTCGGACACGAAGAAGGGCATCGGAAATCGCAGATCTCATGGATCTATGAAATCTTCTGTACTGAGATGCTTGGCGCTTGGATACAACAAGCCAACAAAGAAGCAGGCTGGTACTACGATCTAGAAATACCTGAAGCCGTTCAATACACCAGGTACTCCGTTGGCGACCATTACAACTGGCATATCGACGGAAACCAAGACCAGCACGCTGCCCGCAAACTCGTTGCCCAGGTAGCACCACCGATTCCTTTGAACGTGACACCATTCCCCAAATTCCAGGGAACTGTCCGAAAGCTTTCAGCAACAGTCAACCTTTCCCATCCCGAAGATTACACGGGAGGACAACTTGAATTGCGTTGCTATGACCAACTTCACATGTTCAACGATGTCCCCAGAGGATCTATCGTTGTATTCCCCAGCTTCATGGAACATCGTGTAACTCCTATCGAATCAGGTGAACGTCACGCAGCAGTCATGTGGTACAACGGCTACCCACTTCGCTAACGCCCCAAATGCTCGTTTAACATCTCATCACCCCAAGACCTAGAACGAATAGCCTCCTCAAATGCCCAAGAACGATGATTCAAATCATCCAACTCCCAGCGCAACTCCTCCCCAGAGTCACGATCCAACTCGTCGATCCACTCCTCTACCTCGTCAAGACGTTCGGCCAGTAGAACGTATGCCCATGTTTCCAGAGTTTTTACACGCTCAGAAAGCTCGTCAGCGCCATCAACGCTTTCACTCAAATCTTCCAAAACATCTTCCATCGCATCCAAACGAACCAAAATCGCTGGATCAGTTTCCTGGATTGCATTCATATCGGTTTGAATCCGATTAACAGAGTTCTCCAACTCCCCGATACGGCCAGCAACCTGAGCGGCATTCCAAACAACCACCCCAGAAGTCACCGCTACCGACATAATCAAACCCAATGTCAGACGACTCACCTTGATCTGCTTAAAGTCGCTCTCAAGATCCTCCACTAGCTCTCACCACCCAACACAGCCTCAGGCACATACGGACATGGTGTCCTAAACGCAGGCAAACCACGCATCACCATCTGGTCCTCTTTCCTGTACTCACGAATAATGGGTCGAATCCGAAACCCCTGACCCGCACACACCGAAACCCTGAAGTCAGTCATCTAACAATCCATACCTTTGCGTAACTGTTCCCAAACAGACCACTGCTGCTCAGTCCAAGTGGTATCAATCGTATTCATAAACTGAGAACACTGCACCGTGTAACCCCCACCAGTAATCAACTCAGAAGGAACCGTCGGCTCAGCACTCGGCCAAAGCATCATAAGACCACTAATACCAGCAACAAGCGCAATAACAGCAGCCGTAATCGCTTTAATAATCTTCTTAACAGCTTCAGACCAAACATCAGCCTTCTCCGCGACATCCTCTATCGACATGAATCCCCAAATCCTTAACGATTCCCCTCACCCCGACGCCCACGATTCTTCGCAGAGTCCTCAAACTTGATGCTTCCATCCTTCTGATGCGAAGCGTCACGACCAGTTATCTGCATACCCAACGCTTTCGCCTTTCGGCGAGCCCCGTTAGCTTCGACACGCTTCTGAACCTGCTCAGGACGCCGATTAACTTTTGTATCCGTCACCTGTTTCGTTGCCCGAGCCTCAGGGTTCCGCCGCAAATACCTTGCGGTGGGGCCAAGCTGAGCAAACGGTTTCTTAGGTGGTGCCATTATTGACAACTTTCACAAATATCGACCTCATCAATCGAACACTCAATAGGTTCATCATCCAAAAACGGGTCACGCAACAAATCAGGACGCTCCCCCATCTCTTCTAACTGCATCCACATCCCATCATCACCCAAATCTTTACTAGTCGCCCCAGAAACCATCATCGCCTACGAGCATTCTTAACAGGCTTCCCAGTCTGCTTAGACGCACGCTTAGCAGCAGCACGCCCCTTCGGCGAATACGAATAATGTTTCTTACCAACCTTAGGCATCGTCACTCCTCAACTCAGAAATCAAACCATCCAACTCTGCAGCCAACTCTTCATCAGACAAACCAGACGCATCCCGATCATCCTCAACCAACACACGACGCTTCGGAGTGAACTTATCGATGTACTGCAGATACAACGCAGCAGCCTTCACATCACCCTGAGCCGCATTCCTGTACAACGCATCAACAACCGATTGTGTACGTTCAGGGTGGACGTTAAGTTCAGCGGCCCTACGGTCCCACTCACGGACAAAACGAGAATCCACTTTCCAACGACGAACAGTCCGATCATTCAACCCCCGCTCCTCACACCACTCCTTCTGAGTATCAGGCTCACGAACCTCCGACAACAACCAATCCAAAAACTCAGTCCACTGACCAGGCATAACCTGCTCACCCGAATCAGGATCAGTCACCCAACCTTTTCCACCACCGTTTTGCGGCATCCAACAACCTCCTACAAGAAAGACCAACTGTCCCACAAAAAAGTGGGACACCCTGTATACCTTAAAAGAGGGGGTTGGGGGAAATGCCTTGAGCATTTCCCCCAACCCCCCCTCCCCCCTTATTGTATCCACCACCACACCCAAAGGATACAACCCAAGAACACAAAAAAAAAGAAACACCCACATACCCCCCCACCCAAGTTCCAAAAAACAGAACGCACTGGACATTGATATCTATACATATACACCCGCGCGACCCCCACC